ACCTTCTGATATTGCGGGATCTCTCATGACTCTTGTAAATCTATTATATCCTCCTATTGATAATATGGTTCCAGTTGTAGTGCGTCCAACACAAGAACAAATTACAAATGCTACTTCTATTATTGAACTACCAAACAATACTGAGATTTGTGCTATTTGTCAAGAATCTATGACCGATTCTCAACAAATTCGTAGAATTAATCATTGCCGTCATAGTTTTCATGATACTTGTATTAATACACATTTTCGTAGTAATGTTCGTTGTCCTAATTGTCGCTATGATATTAGAACTTAATCTTCATAATGACATATAAGTATATTAGTATATAGAAGTTGATGATAAATTAAACATCCTAACACATATTTAGGTTCTATATTAGTATCATATAAATCATTTCTTAGAGCATGAGTTCCATCTAAGTTTTTTTCATATTGTTCAAAATCAATATTAAAAAAAGATATTTCATTAAAAATATATGTTTTATCATCTTGAATCCAATTATGAGAGGATATCTCTCTAATGGATGTATCATCACCACCAAATTCTTGTATATCACTACTGGGTTGAACTCCAAAAGCAAATTTATATTCAAAATCTGTATTAAAAAAAGCATATCTGCCCATTTATATATGTACTTATTATTATATCTTAAAGTTTAATTTGAGATAAATCAAGAGGTAGATCTTTCATTTTAATAGAATAAAATTTTTCAATATCTTCTTTCATAAATTTCTCATTTGTATTAACAAGATTAATTGCCACACCCTTCTTACCAAAACGACCACTTCTGCCAATACGATGGATATAGTTTTCACGATTAGAAGGAAGTTCAAAATTCATTACAAGACTTACATGTTGAACATCAATACCACGAGCAAGTAAATCTGTGGAAATTAGCACACGGACTTTTCCAGAACGGAAATCTTCCATGCGACGATGACGCTCAGCATTCTCCATTTCACCATGAATACATAATAAAGGATATCCATCAGCAGAAAGTTTTTCAGCAAGCCATTCAGCACGCTTGCGTGTATTACAATAGATCAATGCTTGATTAATTGTAAGTTGCTTATAAATATCACACAAGACTTCATACTTATATTCATCTTTTTCTTCAACAATATATTGGTCAATGCCATCTAGCGATACCTGCTCTGGAGGAATAAGAATTCTTACAGGATCTTGAAGCAACTTATTTGCTACTTCAATTACTTCTTTTGGCATAGTTGCTGAAAATAAAGCAACCTTTGTTGTGCGAGGAAATCCCAACTCAAGAATACACATAACTTGTTTATAGAAACGATCTTCAAGCATTTGATCCGCTTCATCAAGAATAAGATTTTTAATATTTTCAGTTGTAAGTTTATTACGATTCATTAGATCAAAGATACGCCCTGGCGTTCCAACAATTAGTTGGGCACCATTATCAATAGCAGTTATATCATAGCGAATAGAGTTGCCACCAATAGCACATAAACAATTAATTGGTAAATAACTACCAATATTTTTAGCAACCTCATAAATCTGTTTGGCAAGTTCTTGTGTGGGAACTAATATTAAAATTTGTGGCTTTTTTAAAGAAATATCAACTCTTGACATAGAACCAATACAAAATGTTGCAGTTTTTCCCAGTCCACTGGAAGCCTGTCCTAGCACGTCCATGCCATTAATAATGGGGACAATACCTAGACTTTGAATATTAGAAGGTCTCTCATATCCATAAGAATAAATACCCCTTAAAAGATTATCCGGCAAATTCATATCATCAAAAGTTTCATACTTCTTAAGATCAGTAGTGGATTCCATTCTCAATATACTTAATAATTTTACTTTATATCCAATTTTTTTAATTTTTTACAAAAATAAGGATTTTTTACAAAAAATAAGGATTTTTTTACAAAAATATGAAAAAATTAAAGGATTCTTTATTTATAGATTAGTAGGTAAAAATGGATAACGATTATATTGCTTCTGGAGCAGAAAATGCTGAAGATGTAGAAGATATTATTGAAGAGTTAGAAGAATTTGATACAGTTGAAGGGGAAGTCGCAGAAGTTATTGAAGAAAAATCAGCGTTTAGTAATCCAATTGAGTTCTTATTAAAATATCACCCAGAATGTATCTTAGATTATGAAGAAGATGAACAAATAAATATTCCTATTAAAACAACTCTTTCTGAAGATGATAAACATCATCGTTCAGCACCATTCCTTTCTATTTACGAAAAAACAAAAATTCTTGGCATGAGAACAAATCAGTTAGCACAAGGAGCAAGATCCTATATTATAGTTCCCGAACATATTACAGATGTTCAAGATATTGCTAAACTAGAATTAGAACAGCGTAAATTACCACTTGTTATTAAACGTCATATGCCCGATGGTTCTTATGAGAAATTTAGACTTTCTGATTTAATTATTATTTAATAATAGATGCTTTTGTTTGGTGGCGTAAGAGTTACAAGACAAAATAATATTTTTAATTTAATAAAAAATCCGGATGCAACAGTTGATGATTTGAAGAAACTTATTGATTTAGCACCTCATAAATTACAAGAAAAAAAAAATAATATGAATCCTCTTGATCAGGCATTACTTTTAAATAAAGATGCAATGGTAAAACTATTAGAAGAAAAGGGATTGACAAAAACAAATGATATAAAAAAAAAAGTAACTTCTAGCGAATTATTTAAATCAGTGTATGATAATATATTAAATAATGGTACTGTTGAAGATTTAAAAAATATTCTAAAAGATACAGATTTATCCATAATACCTAAATCAAAACAAGTACAATTCTTCTTGCTTGTAAATAAAAATTTATTTTCTGAAAAATTAAAGATATTATTAAAAGCAAATTTAGATATTAATTTAAATATTCTTGGTGATCCATTAATATTTTATGTAATAACGAAAGATATTGAACTTTTAAAAATAGCACTTGAAAAAGGAGCAAATCCAAACACTTTAGCTAATTATAATCGTATGCCCGTATTATATGCACTTTTAAGTGATACTTTACAAAATAATGATATAATATTAGAAAAAACAAAACTATTAATACAAAAAGGGGCAGATATTAAATATATGACTAATGGTGAATCATATTTTAATATATTACATTCTAAAACACGACCACTAGAATTTTATAAAGTATTTATTGATGCTGGATTAGATGTTGATGCTCAATGTAATAATACACCAGTAAATATGTTAATAATAGCAATAGGTGATAAAAATAGAAAAGAATTATTTGATTTCTTTCTTGAAAATGGAGCAAATGTAAATTATAAATCAAAATATAATTCTACTCCTTTAATAATAGCATCTTCTATAATGGCAAATATGTATTATGTTGAAAAATTAATTGAAAAAGGAGCAGATGTAAATGCTTTATCAGATGAAGATGGTACTGCTTTAATATACGCAGTTAATACTGTTAATTCTGAAGAATATATAGAACTTATTAAATACTTATTAGAAAAAGGAGCAGATAAAACAATAAAAACAAAAACTGGTAGTAGCCCAGAAAGTATTGCTCGTAAAAAATATAATACCCATCCAGAAATATATAAAAAAATTCTTCTTTTATTAGGAGTTGAAGTTAAAGAAGAAAAATGGAAAGGATCAACTAAAAGTGATATTGAAAAATATGATATCTTTTTTGAATACCCATATGATTGGTCTTGTTGCCCTATATGTCTGGAATATGTTGAAAGATCTGAAGGCTGTATGTATATGAAACATGATTGCTCAAAAACTGGTCATTATTATCATAAAAAATTATATGATATTTATTCTTATGCTAGATTTATAGGAGGACCAAAAGAAGTAGAGTGGTGTACTATTTGTGGAAGACCAACTAAATTACATAAACATTGGAAATTAACAGAAGCAAATAATACAACTATAGTTCCAGCAGCTCTAAATCCAGAAATACAAGAAAGATTAAATAGAGGAGATAATCTTGCTTTTTTTGATAATGCAAATTGTATAGGATTTGGCGGAGGAGGAATAGAAGAAAAGGCTTCTCGTTTTAGAAGACTAAGAGAATATACTTTAGAGTTACAAGAAGATGTTGATAAACGGTCTCATTATGAAGTAATGGAAGAATTAATAGAAGAAGTATTTAATGCTCCACTTGTTAGAAATAGAAAAATAAAGAAAATTCTAGAAGATAAACGCTGGAATATTAATGTAAAAGAGTTTCCAAATAAGAGAAATAATACAAGAAATAATACGAATCATCCTAATATACCATTTGATGGAACTTTACCAACAAAATTAGATTCTAAAGAATATAATTGTATTATTATGGCAGATGATGATGAAGGAAAAGAAGAGAATCCTACTTTTCATTTCCACCATGAAAGAAATGGTGGAATAAATCATGATGGAATTTTTATTTGCCAAAAAGATTTAGCAAGAGCAATAGAAATCGCAACAAAAGAATTTGGTGTTGAACGATTTGGAAAATGTTGGTTTTCTCAATGCCACGCAAATTTACATCCAGAAGAAATTAAAGGTATTGTTCCAGATGTATTGTATGAAGATTATAAAAAGAAATTTAATAAGAAAATGAAACAAAATGGAGGAAGAAATACTAGAAAAAAACAACAGGGAGGAAATACACAACATATATTACATAAATTAAATTTATCAACTGCTGTGTGTTTGCCACCAAATTATACTAAAGATGGAAAGCTAAGAAAAAATTAATATATTTTAGCTCTATCTTCTGGCGCAATATACATTTTATTAGCTACTTTCACATCAAATATATCATACCATTCTTGCATCTGAGAAACTATAAGATTAACACGAAGTTCTGCTGGACTATGTCTATCAATAATTAAACTTTGTAAAACCTTTTTCTTTTCTTCCTTTGTTCTCCATGAAACTGCGTAAGAAATAAAGAATTGTTGAAGTTCATATTTTCTTTCTTTCTCAGATTTATCTGCTATTTCATGTTTTAATGCTTCCAACGCAATAGAGAATCCTCCTAAATCTGCTAGATTTTCATTTAATGTTAGAGTGCCATTAATATTAATTCCATATATTTTTGATCCATTATATAATTCTACTAACTTTTTTGAAATAGCATGAAATCTTCTATTATCACGAGGTTTCCACCAAGGATTATATAGTCCATATTGATCATAATCTTTTCCATCATCATCAAACGCATGAATCATTTCATGACCGATTACACATCCTAATCCACCATAATTCCATCCTATACTAGATTTATCTCCACCAAAAAAAGGATAAAGAAGAGAACCAGCCGGCACAATAAATTCATTAATTTCATTATAATAGAATGCGTTAACAATATAGGAAGGCTCATCCCATGTTTTACCAGGGATTGAAGTTTTATTTAATAGAGAAATATCTTCATCGCTAGAATTTGCTGATAATAAATAAACATTTTCTAAAAGATTATCAGTTTGAAGTAATGGTAAAACAAATTTAGGATATGATTCTGGCCAACCAATACTTAATACCATTTTTTTTACTTTTTCTTTAGCTAAATGTTTGGTAGAATCTTCCATCCAAGTATTTGTTTCAATTTGTTTTAATGCGGAAGAACGAATCTTTTCAATAAATTTTGTTGCTTGTATTTTTAGCGAATCTTTCAAATAGTATTTCTTATACAGAATTGAAAGAGGTTTGCTTAAATATGTTTGTGATAAAAACAATGTTAAATAATTTTGTGCAACTTTCTTTTTTTGTCCTTTGAGTCTATTCTGGTAAAACTCAAAATGAAGATCATCATATGGAGGAGGTAGTATAGGTAATGCGTGTAATATTAAATGAAGCATAAAGAGACTTTTGAAGTTTTCAAATGGTGTTGTGTAAAATGTTTTTTCTAGAATTTGTAAATATTTCTTAGATTGAATACGAAAAGTTTTATCTTTCCAAGAAGTAATTCCATATGTTGTAAAAAATGTTTTCCATGGAAACCCTTTAAATTTTTCAGATAATTCTTTACCTTTTATTAAAAAACTTTCACTATTAGATAAACCATCAATATGACCAGAAAAATATGATTCAAATGTTGCTGTTTCACTTATATCATCAATTTCTAGAAGTTTACATATTGATTTAATTAATTGTAAATAAGCAACTAATGTTCTTAATTTTCCTGGAGCAGTTGCTTTATAATAGCGTATATCTGGTAGTCCCAACTCACCAGTTGTTAAAAAAAGTGTATATATTGATTCTCCTTTTATTCTTTCTAGTTGTAAGAATGATCCTACAATCGTTGGAATTTTGTTTCTACAAAAAAATCCTAGAACCTCTCCAATATCATCAATGGAACGAATACAATGAAGATTTAATAATCCTTTTTTTAAAGTTTCAATACTATTCTTTTGAACCGCAACACGATTTGATGAAAGAGCAAATCTTCCAATAGTATCCTTTAAAATGTTATCAAAACTATATGGTTTATTTCCTTTTTTAGCAAGTTTTTCACATTCTTCAATTAATGAAAATAAATCTTTTTGAATATTTATTTCAATTTCTTCATTAACACTAAAAGATGATTCATAATCTGGAATTTTAGTCATATTTAACCATTTTTCATTAACATATTTATAAAAATTATCACCGGGATGAATTTCAGCACTAATCTCGGGTATAATTATTTGTTTTTCATCATATTTCTTTAAAGTAGACATTCCTACTATTATTCCTATTTTTATATGTTATTTTCATTTGTGTGCTAAAAGTATATGCACGACGATTTATAAAATAGTTAAATTTATGTAAAAGGTATAATCTTTTTTCCTGTAATGGAGATTTAGAAACTTTTTCTGGCATCTATTTTAACTTTTGAAAAATCCAGTAGATTTTAAAATTTCGTGTATTAACGGGTTTTCTATTTTATTATTTTCATATGAAGAATATTCATATACATTTTTATCATTATATAAATACATAAATTTATTATTTTCTTTAGCAATTAGTTGATATCCAACGTTTTGTAAATGACCTGCCACTTGAGTTGTTAAAAGATTTGAATCTGGAGTACTTGTATAAGAAATTAAGATTAGACCGGGACGAAATCCAGTATTTATAAAAGAATATAATATAGATTCTTCTAAATCCTTCATTTGTAAATTAAGTAAATCAACACGGGAAGGTATATTTAGTTTTTCACATATTTCTTGAACATAAGTATCCCAGTTAACTGTCTCAATAATATTACCACTTAACTCAAGAGATCCGTTAAAGAAAAATGGTAATTTATTACTTATTCTTAAATTCTTAGGTAATACCCATTTATTTTCAACTTCTTGTGTAAATACATGCTCATCAGATCTTTTTCTTGTTTTTAGAATTTCTGAGACATTGTTCCATAATTCACGTTTACTTTCAGATGGTTCAATTACATGTAGAGGACAACCAAGTATTTCACTAATCTCAAGTTCTGCAAGAGGTGATGAAGAAGTTCCTAATGAAACAAAAACTGTTTTGATTCCTTTCTGTGAATAAAACTCCCAAAGTTTATTAATTATAGGGATTGGATTTGTTCCTTTTTCGCCTAACAAACGAAGAGGAATTTCTGCCGTAGCAGAAGATTTTTGCATTCTAAATATTTACAGAACTATTGTCTCCAGTTCTTACCGCAGTTCAAACAATTAATAAAGATTGTCATAGGCTCATCTGCTGAACGAGTTTGCATTTCATAATATGTGCATTCACGTTTAAAACAACGAGTGCATAGGAATTGATCAGTTGCCATTGATTTATTTCCTTCAATTCTACGTTTTTCAATATTCTTTTGATTTTCAATCTGTTCTTTCCATTTTGATTCATACAAATCATAATGATTCATTACACAAATCTCTTGTAGAGTTATTTCTTTTGTTTTATAACGATTCATCAATTCTACATTTTTAACATAACTATTTGAAGAAAGATTGCTAATAATTTTTCTAAGAATATAATTATAAATATAAACAAAGAGTTTAATTGACCAATCTTTTATAATATGTTTTGAGTCTGCTTCATGAAGGGCAACCTTATAAATTTCATGTTCTAGAGTTTCAATTTCCTTTTTTGTAAGAATTTTATTAAATAGTTTCTCTAAATTTTGAATAACCTTTAAACGAATACTATGTTTTTCAGAGTTTATATTTAATTGTTTATCTGGATGAATATTTACATGATTAATCACAATATATGTATTACGCTTCTTCTTTTCTTTTTTAATAACAACTTCTTCTTCTTCTTCAGATATATACGATGATTTATCAAATGTATCTTCACCTTCAATAATATCATCAATTGGCTCTTCATCAATTACAACTTCTTCTTCTTCTTCAATCAATTCTTCATCTTCTTCATCTTCATCTTCTTCATCATCTAAATCATCAAATCCGCCATATGCTTTTGAATAAAATACTTCATAATCTTCTGATTTGAAAGGTACTGGATTTGCAAATGAAGATTCAGATTTTGAAGCAATTAATATGATATCTCCAAATATAAGTTGTGAATCATGTGGAGGAGGAAGTTCGTGTTTATTTTCTGTTCCAGCTTTTCCAGTTGTATATCCGAATATAAATAATGTTAGTGTTTTAAAATTATATGTTCCAATAATTTCTGGTTCAGATTTCTTCTTAAAATATTTTTGAATAGTCGCTAAATTTACATCTTTATCAACACTTAGTTTTCCAGATTTTACTTCTGCTTTTTGTGTTAATATAAGAATTGAAGCCATTATTTATAATACGTAATTTTTCTTAAAGTTCAAATTAATTTTTTTTGGTTTTTGAAAATAACTATCTAAATATATCACACTATTAATAATTAGTAATATGATATATATAATTGAGTATATTTTTAATGAAATTAATGTTGATTATGAATTAATTATTTATGACTTTGGATATATAAAAGGATTTCTATCTGCTAATGAATTTACTATGTATAAAATTATTGATAAAGAAGATACAAAAGAGATTTGTGAATTATATGAAGGACCTATACCTATGAATGTAATTTCTATTGAATCATATAAAAATCCAAATTTTATTGTGCGGATTCAACCACATTTAGTGCAGCCTCAACCTTCGGAAGTGCGGCCTCAACCTTTTCAACAGAAGAAGCAACAGAGGTCGCACCAGAAGCAATCGCAATCTCATCAAGAACGGGTAAAGCAGACTCAACCGCTTTTTCAACTACTGGAACAGAAACTTTTACAAACTCCTCAACCTGGACAGCCTTTGCACAAAAGCATGATAAACAATTTGCAACAGGTGGGGGAACAGATAAATGAGATGTATAAGAAAACACAACAGGCAGCGTTGTATTCACGAGCGCCTTTAGACTTGCCCATCGTTGGACAACAGCAGCAGTGGAAGAGCCTTGAGCAACTGATGAAACTTCCTTTGCCTCAAGTTTGTCAAGTAACGCATTCACAGTTTTCATCAATAAATCAAAATTCTCTTGCTTCGTCGAAGCAGAAGTCTTCTTTACGAGTCCGGCGACCTGCACAGCAACCTCTAACACAACATCCAGATTCCACTTGCTAGGATCAACATTTACAGAAGGAAGTGCTAATACTTGGTCAACTAATACATTCACGCTAACAACGCTCATTTCTAAATAGTCTATTTTTTTCTTTTTTAAACCATGTAAATAGATGGTATCTAATATATTTATAGGCATTGTAATATTATTTTTATTTGTAGTCATATTTATAATTATAAGACCAAGCATACAATCCGAACCATTTGAAATTCCCGCCCCTGCTGCTATTATGAAAACTCCTATACCTATTCAAGTTCCTAGAGAAGTATCACCTTCTGGACCAAATCCTCCTAATGCCAGAAGTCCTGATGTAATAAAATCTGTATTTACTGTAATTCCAAATGATCCAATGGATGAATATTATGGTTCTCAAGATATAAAAGATAATTTACGATACCCGGAACGGTCATTTAGACCGGGTTTAATAAATTCTGGCAATAAGATTATTACAAATTCTGAAAGAGCAAGTAATGTAATGCTAGATACCGCACAACCGATACAACCATTCAAGCCGGAATTAGTTCAAAATGGGGGGTTATTGGAAGGTGTTGGACCTAATGATACAGAAACAAATAATAATTATGCTAGTTTTTAATATAATGTAGGAGTTGTTTTACATTTCTTACCACTTGGAGATTTACAATTTAGTGATGAACTTTTTGGTGAAAACCCTTTTAATTGTAAAGTTTCTATTAATTTATTTTTATTGGACATACCTTTTATTTTTAAAGGTTTGAATCCATTTCCATAAATAACATAACATCTTTCTTCAAATGACATCTATCTAAAGTTTATTTTTAAATGCGTGCGGGTCTAAACATTCGTCACATATTATAATAAGAAAAGTATTAAAATGAATCAACAAGAACAAATTGCTCAAGGTTCATTAAAAAGTTCTCATAGAAATACACATGCCATCATTTTAAAGAAAGCATATCCAAATACTCAGAAAGCAGCAATTGAATTTCTTACAAACAATTTACAAGACTTAGTAATATGTCAAAGACTAAATTCTGTTGATACACACAACAAAATTGGGTCTTTATTTACAAAAGCAACATTTTTTGTTCATAGCACAAATACAAAAGCTGAATCTGGATTTTTAGTATTTCTTGATAAAAATACACCAACATATGTTCGTTATAATTTATCAAAGAAAGAACGTGAAATTACTAAAGGACAACCATTATGCTATACTTTAAGAATGAGAGTATCACAAGATATTTATAAAGGAAGTGTTTTCATTGTAAGTTTAGATGTAGTAAATCATAATATGCTTATTGAAGATGTATATGTATATAAAGGAAATAATGTATTTAATAATGAAACATTTACACAACGAAGATCATATATGAAAGATTTTGTTCAACATCATTGGATTCCAGATGTAAGATTGATGGGAGGAATTGTAAGTGAAATTATTGCTCCAACACCATTATCATCACTTGAAAATCTAGTAGATGTTCAAGATTATACAAAAGTATATTTAATCCCTGAAACACCAGGAAAACGAAGATTTACATTTACACTTAATGATAGTGTGGCAAAGATTGAACAAGGATTTTATGGAAGACAAACACAACCGCACCGATCATCACAGCCGCAGCAACTAAATATAAGACCAACATATGCAAAAGCAGTCCGAGAACCAATGCTTCCAGATGTATATGAATTATTTGATGTGGATGGTAAATCACTTTCAAAAGCGTGCGTTCAACAATTAGAGTTAAGTAAACTTCTAAAAGAAATTTCTGGAGAAATTATGGTTAATATTTCTTATAATGAAGATTTTAAAAGATATGAAATTGTAGGTTTACATAAAAATATTTAAGATAATTAGATGGTTCGTAAAAATACAAGAAAACAACGACGACAACAACGAGGTGCTGGCTATACAGTCGGTCAAGCAGTTGCCCCTGAAGCACCTTATGCTCAAGAAATTATTGGTGGTCCCAAATTAATCCCAGATTGCTTATCGGCCACTCGTCCTGGTCTTGCTGGTCCTATTAGTGGAACGGGTGGTCTCCCCGGGTTTGCTGGTGGTATGCGACCAAGTTTAAATGCTAATTCAATTGGATATAATGTAAACACCCCAGCGAACACTATGCTAAAAGGTGGAAGATATACAGTTGATGTTGGCGCTGGTCCTGTAAATGGTATTGGCTCTGCTGGCCCTTCTGCGGGTATGGCTGTTATTTCTCGTATAGGATGTGAAGGTGGTTTAGTAAATACATCACCTTCTGGTGCCATGCCAAATCCTACACCATTACTACAAAATGGTGGGGTTGGTGGTATTGATAGTGCTTTTTACACTGCTCCTACGGCTGGATATGGTAATAAGCCCAGTGATTTTGTTGATTCTGTCGGTGGTCCAGTATTACTACAACAACCTTATGATGCTCGTATTATGAATCCCGCTTGCTTGAAGACAGGTGGAAAACGTAACATGAGAAAATCAAGAAAATCAAGAAAATCAAGAAAATCAAGAAAATCAAGAAAATCTAATCGTAAAACAAGACGAAATAATAAAAATAGACGATAAATTAGAGTAAAATGACTTCTATGCAAAATTTAATTACACAAGATAGTGCTTCTGGACAAAATAGATATATTAATCCAGAGTATAATAAAGATTTATTAGGTCCTGCTCTAACTATTGGAAATAATATTTTACCAGTTGATTATCCATCAATAGGGACGAATAATTATTTTAATGACCCTTTATATAATGATTATCCATCACAATGGAGAGCGGTAGTGCGTGATGTAAGACCATTGGATAATTGGGAAATAGCCGCTTTAGAAGCAGCATTATCAGAATCAGCATCAACTCGTCAACCAAGTCCAGCACCAGCACCAGAGCCAGCTCCCCAACCAGCACCAGCTTCCCAACCAGTACCAGAACCTAGCCCAGCTCCCCAACCAGTACCAGCTCCCCAACCAGTACCAGCTCCCCAACCAGCACCAGCTCCAGCACCATTACCAGCTCCAGCAGCAACTACTAGTGTAACTGATACTGGTATGATGTTACCAGGGACATTTAGCGGTGGTGCAATTATAAATCAAGAAGGTGGTGCCAATTATCCCATTTTATTAGACAATGATGGTTTTATGTTTATTAAAGATGCTAGCGGCAATAGATATGATATAAATCTTATTGACAATAATAAATTTACTCTTTATGATAATACTGGAAATCCTGTAAGTGGGTTTACTAATGTTCCAGTATCATCTATAATAGCACCTACTGGTAACAATCTTACTAATATTCAAGATTATATAAATAATAAAGATAGTTGGAATAGAAGGACATATGTAGATAATAGTATTGCAACACATAGTAAGAAGTTTCCAGATCTAGCACCATTTCTCCAACTAAGTCCCCAAGCAGCACTATCTCCCCAACCAGCGCCATCTCCAGCACCTAAACCATCACCAGCGCCATCTCCCCAACCATCACCAGCGCCATCTCCCCAACCATCACCAGCACCAGCACCTAAACCATCTCCAGCACCAGTCCCTCAACCAGCTCCAGCACCATTACCAGCTCCCCAACCAGCACCCAAACCCGCACCAGCACCTAAACCAGCGCCATCTCCAGCACCCAAACCCGCACCAGCACC